CCACCACGGGTGTTGCGGGTCTGACGCTTGGCGGGGGCATCGGCTGGCTCATGGGCAACCACGGGCTTGCCTGTGATAACCTGCTGTCGGTGGATGTGGTGACCGCCGACGGCGGGCTGCTGACGGCCAGCGCATCTGAGAACCAGGAGTTGTTCTGGGGGTTGCGCGGTGGTGGTGGAAACTTCGGCATCGCCACCTCCTTTGAATTCCAGCTTCACCCGGTGGGGAAAATGCTTGGCGGTCCGATCATTCATCCGCTGGATCAGGCTGTGGAATTACTGGGGTTTTATGACGAGTTCACCCGAACGACGCCAGACGAACTCGGCACCACGGCCATTTTCGTGTCCTCGCCCGAGGGTGATCGGATGGTGGGCGTTATGGTCGGTTACAACGGCCCGATTGAGGAGGGCGAACGGGTGCTCAAACCGCTGCGGGAGTTTGGCACTCCTCTCGCCGACATGATCGGCCCCATGTCCTATACCCAGGTTCAGGGCTTGTTCGCGGACGGCTTTCCGCCGGGATTGCACCACTACTGGAAATCCAACTTCCTGAAGAGTCTCGATGCCAAGGCTATCGAAATTATTGTGGAACACGCGCGCAACGCACCCTCACCGAAATCTGCTGTGGCCATCGAACAGTTTGGTGGCGCGGTAAGCCGGGTCGGGAAGGACGATACGGCCTTCAATCACCGCGACGCCCGGTACAACATGCTGATCGTTGGCATGTGGTCCGATCCTGCAGAGAAGGACGAAAACGTGGAATGGGTACGCAATCTGTGGGATGCCATGGAGCCCTATTCGTCAGGCGGCGTCTATGTGAACTATCTGGGTCAGGAAGCCGATGAAGGGGCTGATCGAATCAAAGAAGCCTACGGACCGGAAAAGTACGAGCGGTTGGTTGCGCTCAAGAACAAGTATGATCCAACCAACCTGTTCCGAATGAACCAGAACATCAAACCGACCGAAGGCTGAGTTTCCACGGAATGGCTGCGGCTCCTTGTCCGCTCGGGGTCAAAACCGGTCCTACGGCGGCACCGCCAATGAGGTCTACTCTCGGAGGCGAAGCAGACGAAATCGACGCGAAAACGGACATCGCCGCGTTGTTATCGAATGTCAGAATTTACCATTCCTCGCTCGTCGTTGCTCGTCCATCTCAATACCCACTCACCTCGTTCCGGCCCGGATCGTCGAGATCGTCATCCATGATGTCGGAGCAATAATCCCTCAGCTCACTTTCACTCAGGTGAAAATGTCGGCGAATCTGTTCCAGGTCCGCGCCCTGGTCGATGGCGTCCTGGATTTCCTCGGCAAAGGTGGCCGGCCGCTGTGGGTCCGAGGCGGGCTCGCGGGCCAAGTCAGTAGCCACTGACCGGGTTCCGGTCATAGGCTCCGTCATCATAGGTATCGCCCCAGTACGCCTCGTCGAAGGCTCCCACTGGGAAGGAGAACGTGAGAGCCGCGGCGTCCGCGCCATCCGGCGAGAAGCCCAAGCGTTCCTTGATATGTTCCTTCGGTTCGAGAATGAGCCGCCCACTTGAGTCAAAACGAGCCGCGCCCTTGCCCCAGATCGGCGCGCACAGCTCCGAATGCAGGATATCGTCGTCCGGAATGCTGACGCCCGCCGGGTCGTCGAGCTATTGACGCAGCTCATCCCAAATTTCGGCTCGCTTGTTCGCGAATTTCTCGGCCTGCACCGCCTTCTGGGCAAAGTTGATTCCATACACGATATCGTTATACCCAAGCTCGCGCAGCCGGTCGTAGATGCCGGCCCCCAGTCCCGTCACGTCGATGAATACCGCCTTGGGCTTGATCTTGTTGATCATGCGCGCGACCTCGCCGGCCACCGTCATCGTGTCATCGGTATCCATCACGAAATCCACGCGTCCGCCCAGGCGTCGGCCTTGGCGGTCAATAATGCGCGTCTTGTCGCCGTCGCCTCGGGCTGGATCGACCCCGACAACCAGTGGTGTCTGGTCGTCCACATCGACCTGGTGCTTGCGCGCCCGCATGACGGACTCGGGGTTGATGAACGTCGCATCGCCCGCGGTCTGGAAAGCCTCGACAGCAGTTGCCGGATATTCTCTCTTAAATTTCCAGATAGTCTTGTCGGGATCGGCGCTGATCGACTGGGCGATCTCCCGGTTTTTCGCGAAGGCCCAGTAGAGCTGCTCTCGATCAAGGCCATGCAGTTCTCCGTATTCGGCGAATTCCCCGGGCGGCGTCCAATCGTCCGGCGGAGGTCTTCGATATTTCTCATGCCGAAACCAGGCCAGGAAGATTAAAATATAATCGCCTTCGTCCCGCTCAGCCGCTTTGCACATGCTGTAAAATAACCCACCGACACCATTGGCGGTGCTTTCCAGGATTATCTCGGTCCCGGGCTCGTCGGGTACGGCCTGAAGAATGCCGTCGATGTGGGTCTCGGCATTCGGCCAGTAGGCGACTTCCGAGCCATGGAATAGCTGGAGCGTCTGCGACCGGCCCACGCCCTTGGTGCCGGCAGTGCCGACACGATAGCCGCTGTCCAGCAGATCGAACGACAGCTCCTTCGCATTGGCCGCGCCGGTCTGCGGCTTGAGGGAGTCGGGGCAGTGCTCGTGGTAGCGATCGGTGATGCCGAAGAGGTTTTCCGTGGCGTCCTGTTCGTGAGTGAGGATGAAGGCGCGGATACCCTTGCGGTGCGTCGTCTGGTGATAGAAGCGCCCACCGATGTAGGTTGAACAGCCAAGTTGCCGCGCCTTCAGGATCAACGCTCGGACCCTACCCGTCTTTTCGCGCTGCGGTTCCAGGCATTCGTGGATGTGATGTTGCTCGCTGCTCAGCACGAAAGGAATGATCGCGCCGGACGTGGAGCGAATCTTCAGGCACGTCTCGGCATAATGCAGGAAATCGCTCGCTTGGCGCCGACTTTCCATTTTAAGCGTTTCCAGCCGGCTCCGTGCCCGCGAGCGAATGGTCTCCCTCAAATCCGTTTTCTCCAAGGAGTGCAACAAGTTCGTCCTCCGTCATGTCCTCGATGTTTTTCAATCCGATCAGCTTGCGGTCAATGAACATGCCTTTGTGTTTGCCGATCAATTCAAGGGCGCGGTTGGCCGCCGTTGGGTTAAACGTGAAGCCTTTTTCGGCGCCGTTCTTGTCGAGCACCGGCCGGGCTTCCATCGACGCCTCGTAGACGCCGACCAGCCGTTTGATCACCCAGTCCTGGTCGATCTTGGTCCGCTCCGAGCGCGCCTCCTGGGCCGCTTGGATGGCCTGCTGGACTGAAGTTTTCTGAAGCAGCTGATAGCCCTGCTGCTCGGCCGTCTTCGCGCTGTAGCCGGCCCTGACAGCCGCCTGTGTGGCGTTAAGATCGACAAGGTATTCCTCGGCAAATCGGGCCTGCTTGGGAGTGAGGCTGGTCATTGCGCCGCCCTCCGCTGGGCCTCGATGTCTGTCACGACTTCCTTGGCGTAGGCGTTGCGCTCCTCGGTCCAGAGGTCGAGCAGCTCGCGCTTGAGGTCGCCCAGGTCGCGCCATGCTTTCAAGCGTTGCAGGCGGGCGATCTTGGGGCGGAAGTGCTTATCGCGCCCCAAGTCCGAGGCGTGCTGTTGCAGGGTGGGCAGGTCAGGTGTGTCAACGACCAGGCGCATCTCCGCCGAGATCGACCGCATGCGCTTCTGGGCGTTCGAGAGCTGGCCGAATTCCAGGTTCTCGGGCGTCTGCTCAAGCTCCGAGGCGAAGTCCGGCCGGAAGGTGCGATCCATGTGGCGCATGGTGCGCCGGGCCTCGGTGGCGGCTTCGAGGGCGTCGTAAGCTGGGTCACGTACTTGGAGTGGCGCGACGGGGTGCGCTGATAGAAACGCCGGATCACCGGGTACTGATCGACCCTGAGGCTCGGTACGTCGTCGAAGAAGGCCGCGTCCGAAAGGGACAGGCCATAGGACGCCCAGGTGTGGAAGTAGCCGCGCAGCAGCGCCTCGACCTGAGCCGGGGAAGCTTGGAACTTGGTCGGCAGATTGCGCTCGGCCTCGCCCAGGGCCCGCAGCGTGCGGCTGGTACCCGACCCGGACCGCGCCCAGGGCTGCAATTCCTTCATGGTCGGGGTCTCGATCGGCCGATCGAGGAAGCGGTTGCGGTTGGTCGCCGCCTCGTAAAGCGGCGCCACGGCCGCAGGCAGATACTCGAACCGGAACACGTCGCGGATGATGCGCCAGGCATCCTCGCCGATCTTCTCCGGCTGGTCATCCAGGAAGCGCTCTAGGCTGCGCTCGGCCAGCGAGCCCACGGCCCCAATTTCCCAGATCTTGGGATAGCGAAAGTGCATGTACCGCTCATTGAGCGGCGGTAGCTCCCGACCGTCCGCCCATGCCTGGATGGTCTCGGGCTTCGGGATAAAGGAATGCCAGGCTGTGTCTTTGTCCCAATCCTCGAGATCGTCGTAGAGCGGATTGCCCCGATTTATCGCGTACAGGCCCATGGACGCGAGCGCGATCAGGCCGGTCTTGGCGGCGATGGTGACTCGGTTCGGATCGTGCGCCACGCCGCGGTAAAGCCGGTCCATGCCGTTCACGGCGGCTTTCAGGAAAATTATGGTGTCGTAAGCGAAGCCGATCGCCGCGCTGTCGCCGCGCATGGCAAAGTCGGTCGAGACTTCCCTGGCCGAATAAGCCGCATGGCGCGGTTGCTCCCCGGCCTTGATCGCCTGGCGGTATTCCCCGAGGCGGGTGCTCATTTCGAAGGCGTCGGCGAAGCGCTCCAGGGCGTAGAGTAACTTGGAGGGGCTATCCAGAACTGCCTTGTAGTCGATGCCCTTCGAGCCATAGAAGCGCTCAAGATGCGTCTTGAATGCCGTCTCTTCGACGAAGTAGCTGGAGAAGCCGCCGCCGTTGGCGATGAAGTCGCGATAGTTTGGATCGGAGGTCATGCGCGAGACCATGCCGCGCGCCGAATCGACGATGGGTTTGAAGCCGTGCCGGGACATGACCCAGCCCGAGAGCGTGTCGCGCGCGACGTTGGTCAGCAGGAAGTCGGCGGTCAGCGTGATCGACGCCTGACCGATGCGCTTGGGAATGGAGAGCAGGCGGATGAGCCAATGTTTTGCCGGCCGGTTCAGGTGCGTCAGCGAGGAATACAGCAGCGGATCGGCGACCTCGTAGTATTCCGGCTTGCCATCCCGCAGCACCGCAACGACGTTGTTACCATACGGCGTTTGGCCACGCTGAAGCAGCGGCACCATCGGCCCCATGTTCTGCACGATCTGGTCGATGAATATCTGTTGCTCGATACCGAGCTGGGTCTTCTTCTCCACGCCCAAGGCTTCGAGGATGGCGCGCTCGATCTCGTCGCGGTGGACTTTCGTTATCGTTTCTTCCTTGGGGATCCGAGCCATGAACTTCGCGCCGCCGCGCTGGCGGGCCAGGTTGGCGACTTCGAGCCGCGCCTCATTGGTCAGCGCCGCGTCGATCAGGGTGGCGGCGTTTCCGATCATGTTGCCGAGGATGTCGCGCAGATTATCCGTGCCGCCGGTCAGCGCCTTGATGCCCTTCCAATCGCCAGGGACCGGAGAGAACGCCCCCGGCTGGCCAACACGATGGAAAGGCAGGTATTGCGTGCGCTTCCAGGTCATCCGGAAGAATGGATTAATGATGCCCTTGTCTTCGGCGAAGTCGAGAATGGCCCTGTTCCACACTTGGTATTCGTCAAATGCGGTGCGGAACTCGGGCGTCTCCAAGGCGACCATGCCCTTGATTTCCGCACCGGTGAAAAGATGCTCGCGGCCTTGGGACCGCAATTCCTTGGCGGAGCTACCGACCGCGTACATGAGAAAATCATCGAGCCGATCGGCCACGGGATCGAGGATTTGAGACAGCCCCTTGCCCTCGAAGGCGTGGCTACCATCGGGCTTCACCACCGGCGCGCCGTAGAGCAACGCGCCCTCGGTCAAGGCGTGCTTGCCATGGGTGAGCCTGGCGGTCTCGTAGGGGCCAACCGGGTTGATGCCCCCGGTCAATTCCCGCTCCATGCGGTAAATGCCGTGCAGATCGTCGGCCACCGCCTGGCGAAAGCGATCGAAGGGCCGCGTCAGGCCGGCGTTGATCTCCTTCGCCTTGCCAACCTTGGAGCGCGCGCGGCTCACCGCGTCCTGGTGGAACCAGGCGTGCATGCCTTCCTGCGCCTTGCGCAGCGCCGGGCCGTGCTCGTTACGTGCTAGGAAGTCCTCGAACCAACCATACATGCGAGGTGCGCGGGACTTGGCTTCCTCACGTTGCGTGGCCCACAGCCTGACGAATTCGGCGAAGCCTTCGAACAATTTGCTCTTGTCGTAGCTGACGCCGCGCAGCTCCTCACGGATTTCCGCATTCGCCTTGGAGGCAGGCAACCACTGTTGGCGGATTTCCTTGAAACGGTCGTCGAGCATGTGGGCCAGCTCATGCGCCGCCACCTCGATATCGCCCATCCGCTTGATCCGGACTTCTTCAATGTGGCGCCGATAGAAGCCCAGAAACCTCTTGCTCTTGATCCGACCCTGGTAGATCGGCACGCCTAGGTCCTTGAGCAGCGGCCGAAGGATGTCCTCGCGCCGCAACGGCTTGGTAGGCACCGCCGGAACCACACCCTCGACCTGATCCTGCACGAAACCCACGTGGGCCGCGCCCGGTCCGGTATAGGCCGTCTCCGGCAACTCGCCCTCGGCGGCCGGCTGCCGCCCCATGGCCCGATCCACCCGTGCCCGCAGACTCGCTAGCGTGGGACGTTGGAAGTAGCGCACCTGCTCTTCGGGGTCGATCACCAGGCCCGCAGCCTCCGGCCGGCCGGCCCGGCGCTGCGCCGCTGTCTGTGCTTGGTCGAGCACCTCGGTGCGGTAGTCGCGGGCGAGCGCGATCACGTCGGCCGGCCCCGTGAAATTATCGAGCACGTAGCCTTCGAACTCGTCATGGAGCGCCCGGGCCTCGGCTCGGTCGGGCTTGCCTTCGGCCAGGTCGTACAGCCGGGCGTGCAGATCATCGGGAAAGGCGATGCGCGCCGTGCCATGCTCGGTTTCGATGGCCCGCTCGACGCCCGGAAGGGCCTGCTCGATATCCTGCGCCGGGCTCGCGCTCTCCGGCACCACGAGGCCCGCCGTGTCGGGCGCGCCGCTGTAGAACTTGCCCTCCGCCTTCGGACCCTTGAGCCGTGCTTGAAGCGTCTCGATGCCCTCGATGTCGGGCTCAAGCTGGAAGGTGGTCTCAGCGCCGCTGGCGGTGCGGAGCCGAAACTCGACCTGCCCCTCGACGACACGGCCTTCGTGCTCGGCCTGCTGCACCTGCTGCTTCACACCTTCGAGGCGGTTGATGGCGTCCTGCTGGAGCCGCTTGGCCTCGGCCTTGCGCTCCGGCGAGACGCCGCGTGCGTTGCGCAGCCGGTCCCATTCGTCCAGCAGGTTGTTGAGCGCGGCCGGGGTACGGGGCACGCGCTGGCGCAGCTTGGGCGGGACGGCGCCGGGCTCGTCGCGGGGGAAGGTCGGCCCCTCGGGCGGCGGGGCGGCGGTGATGGTGCCCGGCGCCGGTGCCGCGGTGGGCGGCGGCTCGGGCGGAATAGGCTCGTCAGGAGTCTCAGGCGGCGCTACAGGCGCGTCCTGGACGCCAGAGTCCGGAACCGCGGCCGCGGCGACTTGCTCACCAGCGGACTCGGGAGCGGCATCCTGGGGCCTTCCAGCACGGACCTTCACCCCCAGCATGCCCGCCAGCGTGTTGAACAGCGCGCCGACCGAAAAGCCCACGGCGCCCGCCTCGCCCGTGCCCCGGAATACCTCGCGGTCCGGGTCGTAGAGATCCGCGGCAACCAGGTTGTCGGCGACGGACTGGAATAACTCCTGCGCGCCCTCCTCGGCACCGCCCTTGAGCGCGTTGGCGAGGATGCGCTTGATCTGCCCGCCGCTCGCCTTGTCGTAGGTATCCAGGAACCGCGCGATCGGCAGGGCTTCGGAGGTGCCGGTGATGGCCGACAGCTTGGCGGCCTCAGCGGCGGTCTCGAAGGAGGCCCCGTTCTGCACCGCGTCCCGGAAGGTGGCGGCGCTGTTGACCATGGCGCCGGTCCCGGCGGTAACGGCCAGCGCGGGCAGTCGCAGCACCTTCCCGGCAACGCCCGTCAGCAGGAAAGTGCCGGTCGAGCCGACGCCGCGACCGAGTTGCACCGGGAAGCGCGTCTCGTGCTCCTCCGGGATGGGGAAGGTCTCGGCGGCCACGTCGCGGACCGCCTGACCCGCCCGATACAGCCCCGTCGCCTCGACCGGCTGCACCGTACCCTCAAGCTCTGAGCGATAGCCGGCGCGGTCGTCGGGACTGGAATTGAGGTAGCGGATCACCTGGTTCATAGCCACACCGGCCGAGGCGATCTCCGGCCGCTCGCCCGCGTCGATCCTGTCAAACTGGCCCAGCAGATAGCGCCGCGCCGACTGCTCGCCGATGGCCAGGCTTTCGGGAATGCCCGCCACACCCCCGGCCGCGCCCTGAGCAACGCCATGGACGGCGCTGCGAGTCAGGCTTTGGGGGGTATCAACTTCGATTGGTGACAAGGCGCCCGAGCGGCGCATGGTGGGCCGTGGTGCGCGGCGGTGGATGAACGGCTCCTGCGGCGCTTCGGGCTCATAAGGTTCTTGTTCACCTTGGATTTCTTTCGCGGCCCGGATGCGCGCTTTCAGACCCTCTAACGTGGGTTCATCTGCCGTGGACCGGCTCATGGCCCTGTCGATCCGAACCTTGAGGCTTTCCAGCGTCGGCGCGGCTTGCGGCACGATGGCCGGCACTCGACCGAGGCCCCGGTCCAGCCGAGCGCGGATATCTTCAAGCGCGGTGGCCATGGGTTATTTTCCGAGTTCGGCCAGCCGGGCCTCGACGGCCTTCAATTCGGCGGGAGAGAGGTTGTCGCCCTCGGTGGTTACAAGGTCGTCGATTTGGCTAAGGCTCATTTTCGTAATGGCCTTGGTGCCTGGCCTTGTACCACCCCTTACACCTGGCCTTGTGCCTGGCCTTGTGCCCGACTTTACGCCTGGTTTTACGCCGGGCCTTACACCTGGCCTTACACCGGCTCTGCCTCCGCGGCGGGCGCCGGCGCTGCTCGCTGGGGCGGGCGCGTCGTCGTCACCGAATAGGTAGTCACCGACGCGATCGAGGATGCCCGGCTGCTCGGCGCTCACGCCGGGCGGCAAAGCCTTCGGGCCAGCGGGATCGGAATACTCGGGCGCGGGGCCGAGATAACGACGGTGGGTCAAATTGAATTTCGGGTCGGTGCCCACTTTCCGCTGTGTCGCGGTCCGCACGAGGCGTTCCAAGCTTGGATCGTAGTCCGGGTTTTCCCGCCCGGTGTTGGTCGATTTCTGAGTGCGCCGCAGGATTTCCGCACGGTCGAGGTTCATGCGGCCCAAGGTCTGCCGCGCGGCGTCGATCTCAGCGTTGTTGGCCTGCTGCGCCGGGGTTGCGCCGCCAGTGGTATTCGACTCGAAACGGGGTGCTGTTGAGACATCATTCCATTGCCCCGCGTCCGAGTCCCAACGCCGGGTAACGATCTTGTCGCCGACCTTGAACTCGCGGGTCGTGGGTGCTGCGGTCTCCGCTTGATCCATCAGCGTCTTGACCTGGCCGGCCTTTGCAACCCACATCCGCAGCTTTTGCTCGGTTCCTTGGTCATAAGCCTCGGGAACGTTCTCAGGATTGGCCCCATTTGCGATGGCGGACTCGCGGGCCTGACCCCAGATGGCGGCGCGCTGGACCGGCGGGGCCGTCAAGACACCGAGCGCCAGGTTCCCCAGCATGGCCGTTTTTTCCTTCATGGCCTCACGCTCTCGGCGGTCCATTTTGCCAAGAGTGTCGAGAGCCTGGGCGGT